ATTCGCAAGTTTTGCTTCTTCCCATTTACTGTCTAACGCTTCAACTTCTTTCATCTTTGCATTAGCATCTTCAACTTTACCATCTGCAAGTAAAGTTTCAATTTCTGCCATCAAGGCATTTCTTTGTTTTAAATATTGTTCTTTATTCATTTGTTTCTCCCTTCAATTTTAAATAGTTTAATTTTGCCTGTGTTTCTTTTACGGCATTTTCATTTTGCAATTTGTTTCTCATCTTATTTATAACTTCCAATGGTAATAAACCTGAATAGCTTGTACTTGCTACGATTTGAATTTCATTTTCAAACATTACTTCATCAATCAAGCCATATCCCTTGGCTTTTTCTGCAGTCATCCAAGTTTCATTATCCATCATTGATAATAAATCCTTTTGTGTCATACCGCTTTTTATTCTGTAGGCATTTGCAATAGTATCATTAGCATTTTTCAAAATTTCTGCAGTGTGTTCCATGTCTCTATAATCTCCTGATGCATAAGTTGATACATTATGAATCATCATTTGAGCTGTAGGAGACATCATTATTTTTTTACCCGCCATAGCTATTACACTTGCAGCACTTGCAGCTAAACCTACAATTTTTACAGTTACATTTCCCTTGTATGATCTTAATGCAGTATAAATTTCACTTCCTGCAAATACACTTCCACCACCTGAGTTAATCTCAACCTCAAGCTCATCTCCATTAGCTTCTTCAATTGCCTTATTGACTGATTTTGGACTCGTATTTTCAATTCCAAACCAATCATAAATCCAAGCATCATCACTTGAAATAATAGGACCTTTAATGTTTACTTTCTTTGCCACTTAATCACCTCCTATTCTGTGGTTGGTCTTGTATCAAGTCTTCGTATTGGTGTATCTCCACCTTCTATTGGTGCTAAGCTCAATATGTCTCTAACTTCGTTTGGTGTCATAATTCCTCTATCAACATACTGGACTAAATTTAATTTAGTTTGCATACTTGCAAATGATAAGTTTGAACTCTCAAATATTATTTTATTTCCAAAGCCTCTCTCCCTTCTTGAAAATAATTTTCTTGTGTATTCACCGCTCAACTGAACTATTACAGGTTCAATAGCTGATTCGTAATAAGAAATCCATTTGTTTTCATCATACTTGCCTTGAACAATATCATCATTTGTATTAAAAAATGAATAGATCCTATTAACGGTTCTATCCATTTGAGCGGCGTTTGGTACATAATCTTTAGGTTCTACTTGTTGCGCATCCATTTTGGAATCTGTTGCAGCAGCCCCTACTGATTCTGATGTTTCTGTGTTTAAAAAGCTGTCAACAAATTCTTTTGTTTGCTTTTTAATATCTTCAGGCCTTATTGCTTGATTAAATTTGAGCAACCATTTGATTATATTTGAATTTTTAATTGCTTTTACTATGCCTTGATCTGTTGTTGTTACTATTTCCATTAATGGTGTTAATGCCGGAGCTGGTGAATCACCAAATATCTCATTGTTATTAAAATCTTTTCTTAAGTGGATAATATCAGTGTATCTAAATGTTGCTATTCTTCCATTTCTAAGAGTAAACTTTAAGAACAAATCACCTTGATCATTTTGTATAGCTTCGCTGCTTAATGCTGTTATAGGATATATTTCTGTAGGATAACCAAATTCATCACGGTTAATATAAGCAAATGCATTATTATTAAGCTCCAACTGTACAGCAAGTTTTTCTTGTAACATTTGCCCTGTCATATATGGATTAGGTTCTTCTAATAAAAACCTCATATAAGCATCAGGATTAATTTTTAAACCGTTTTGGTCTTTCCTGATGTGCTTAGCTATTGTTTTTCCGATTGCTTGCACTTTAGGTCTTATAGTGGCTCTTACTATATCCGACTGATATAAATTACCATTGTAAGAGTAATAACCGCCACCATTGTCGGTTATAAGTTCATATTTTGTAACTGTTACTGCTTTATTTTTAAATCTATCAAATAGACGCAATTTCTCACCACCTTTAAATTAAATTTTTGTAATCTTCATAATGCCTATCTAAAGCTATATACGCATCTAATAAACTTGCCACACCATCAATTCTTCTTCTTTGATTGCTTGTCTTAATTAAGGAAATATTGTCATTTTTATCAACATCTATAGCAGCATTTGAGAGATTCCATTTAAGAATTGGGTTATTGTTATAATTAATTCTTTTAGCTTCTAAATCAGCTGCAAATATCTTCATTGGACTTGACATTGTTTTTTTGCCTTGAATAACAGCTTCAGTTGATACTTTTCCAAAATTTTGTTGAAGCTCATCAACAATGTATTGACTATTCCAGCTATCATATCCAATTTTGAATATATAAATATCAAGTTCGTTCTGAACTTCTAAAAACCAATTTGTAACATCCTTGTAATTTATCTTATTGCCTTCTGATAGTCTTAATAGTCCCTGTTCTTGCCATATGTCGTAAGGTATCTTATCATCATTTACGCGCTGTTCTAATATATCAGCTGGCAACCAATACATTTGTCTTACATATAAGGTTACATCACCGGGTATCTTAAATATAATTGTTGCACATGTTAAGTCAGTCGTATTAGATAAATCCAACCCACCTATACAATACCTTGGCTTTAATTTTTCTAGTTCATAGGTTGCTGTATTATTTAACTGCTCAAATGTCAGCCAAGCTTCTGAAGATGTTTCTCTGATATTAAATTCTTTGCAAACTAGATTTTTTACAAGTGCAGGATTTTTTTTTGCTTTTTCAACCTTTCTTCTCAAAGTTTCAAGGTTTTTTATTGTTCCTAATCCTGGATTTGCTTTTTTCCAGCAATTTGGATTTGTCCATTCTTTTCGATTATCAAGCTCATAAATAAAAGAGATGGTTTCCTCATCATGGTAGCCATCTGGATCAAAGTAACCGTTTATAATTCTTTCTGAATCTTCGTATTCTGCATCATATATATCTTCTCTGATTGTTCCAGCTGTTGATGTTATATAAATTAAAGGTTGCTCTCTAGCACTTACACCATCAGCTATAATATCATATAATGCTTTACCATTTTTCCACTGATGAATTTCATCCATCAATGCACAGTGTATATTAAGTCCATCTAAAGTATCTGAATCAGAAGCAAGAGGTTTAAAAACACCATCATTAAAATCACTTATTAATTCAGCAACTAATGTCTTAATTCTCTTAAGCAAAGACTTTGATTTACGGACCATTCGTTTAGCTTCAAACCAAATAATTTTAGCTTGATCTCGTTTAGTTGCTACAGCATAAACTTCTGGACCTGGTTCGCTGTCACCAACTTGCATATACAATCCTACTATTGAAGCAAGGAGCGATTTGCCGTTTTTCTTACCTACTATTAACTTTGATTTTCTATATTTTCTGTTTCCGTTTATATCTATAAAGCCAAATACAGTTGCAAGATGTGCTTTTTCCCACAACTCTAATACAACAGGCTTACCACCGAATTTGCCTTTGGAGTGTTTACAATAATTTTCAGCAAACTCTATTATATGATTTGCTCTTTGATTAGAATAGAAATATTCACTTGGATTATTTATGTCATATACAACTTTCTTATATGTTCTATATACCTTATCAGGTACAACTTCCTTGCCACTTTCTATTTCATCCCAATATTCTAATATAGGGTTATAGTCTTTTGGGTATTTAACCATCAGACATCTTCCCTTCCATCAACAAAGTCATCAAAGTCATCTTTTTCAGGAATAGGTTCTTTTTTAGGTACCAAATCAGTAAGTTGCTTAATTATGCTTTGATAATTTTTATTCATAGTATTGTAAAGTCTAGCAACAGGTCTTTCTCTTTCATATGGATCCATTTTCTCAGATTGAGTAAACATTTCAACATAACCTTTATCATCAAGGTCCTTTTCATAATCTTCAAGCGTAATTCTCATATATGCAGCTCTTTGAATCAATCCATCAATGATTGCCTTTTTATCTTTATCTACTTTTTTGTAAATACGTCTAAGTCTTTTTTCTTCTTTGAAAATTCTTTCATTCTTAGATATTTTTGCATTAATCGCCACATATATCACCTCTTTTCGGTAGGGGGGTCACGCGTGAGACCTGTGTATTTTTTGAACGTTCCCCTTCGGTCTTAGTTTTTAGGCTATACTTTTATTGAATAGGGGGGAGTGGATGTATCTGTCCCTCCTCATCAAAATAGTATCTTGGTTCTTCTTTTACTTTACTAAATGTTTTTTTATTGTGACAGACTAAGCCAAGGTATTGAAAGTTATCATGGTTTAATGCTATGTATGGATTGTCTATGTTCTCAGGTGTAAGCTCTTCTTTGTGGTCGACTATATAACCTAACTCATTCTTACAGTACTCACACATTCCACCATCTATTGCAATCCTCTTATCAATGAATGACTGCCTACATTCCTTCCATGCTTTACTGTTATAAAACTTCTTTGCAAACTCTTTAGCCATACATCAAACCTATTTACTAAAATTCATTTTAAATTGCCCACCACATTTACATGGTTCTTTAACATCATAAACTTTCCAATTTTCATTACTCATTTCTTTATTAACAGGTGCTTCTTTACCACACTTATTACATGTTGGGTTTGGCATCTTTGTTTTCTTCATAGGTATCACCTCTTTTTGCTAATCCATTTTTATATAATAAAAACACGAACATTATTTTATAATTAAAAATTATCATTCGTGTTTTCTCTTTTGAATGTTTGGTTTTCTTAGAGAATCATTCTTTCACATAATTCTTATCTCTTCTATCAATATATATTTTTAAAATTATATGCCTTAATGTTAATAAGCCAAAATATAAAACATTCAATATAAAAAGTTAAAGGATTAAAGCATTAAGACTTTTACTATAATTATCAAAGTCTTGACGATTTAATCCTAAATAGCGTTTAGTTTCTTCTATGCTGCTATGTCCAAGCATTTCTTTTACAACTAATATGTCCCTGTCACATTCAATAAAGATGCAATATGCATAAGTCTTTCTCATACTGTGAGCTGATATATTATCAAGCCCAAAAGCTTCACCAGCTTCCTTGAGTATAGTTGATACCCTGGCAACACCTATATGATCATAGCTCCCTTTTCTACTTGGGAACATATACTCATAATCATTCTTGCCTTTGATATAGTTTTTCAAAACCTTCTCCAGCTTTGACACTATAACTACTTCTCTTGGCTTCATATTGCTCTTCCTAATATTTTTACTATTAAGTTTTTTGCCTTCCATAATTCTAAAATAACCAGCTCTCAAAGCTTCTTTGACATCTCTTATTTGAAGAGAAACAAGATCACCTGCTCTATATCCAGTAGCAACTCCAAGCACAAACAAAACATAATCCCTTTCATTTTGCTCTCTCAAATAATCTTGAATGTCTAAAACTTTACTCGGCTGTTTAATTGGATTAGCCGGTCTTTTCTTCATTACCCTCACCCACTTATTTTTTATGTCCAAGCTCCCCAACCCTGCTTCATTAGGACATGCACCCTATACGATTAACGTATCAACCAAACTGAAATTGAGCGATCATTTTTTTGTAGGAGGTTTCACACTCAAATGAATTTTCAATAAAAAAGCACCCTCTAATGACAGCCGGATGCTTTTGCTAAAATTTTATATTTTCTTACAGTAGCATAATATCACATATTTATAGGACATCATAGGACATCTTTTCAAAATACTGTAATGCATTCCCATGCAGTCTAGTAATGTGTCTATATGTATAATTCATTAAAACAGCTATCTCTTCAAAAGACTTTAAATTTACATACCTCAATGTCAGAAGAAGCCTGTAATCTGAATTATCAATCTTTGCAATCTGTTCATATACATTGCTTTTTAAATCAACCAACTCATCAATTTTTTGATTTATTTTGTTTTTTAAATCGCACATTTTAACAATTGTCTGTTCTCTGCTATCGATATTAAAACTTCCACTGCCAACCTTATTAGGATCTAAAATTGTTGTTACTTTTGTTGCACTAGCTTCTAGAGATTCAACTGTTTCAATCAAAGTATTTATCTCAACGTCTAGTTTAAAAGTCTGTTTTAGATATTCTTTTGTTGTTTTATTCAATTAATCATCTCCTAACCTGCGACATTTTCATATGTTATTTCTTGATAATTAGCACTAACCAATGCTTTTGCTAATGGCGGACATACGCTATTGCCTATTTTAGCTGTTTGCTCTGATAATGGATATCTCTTTCCTTTACTGTCTCTATCAATTATGTAGTTATCTGGAAAGCCTTGTGCTTTGCATGATTCGTGTGGTTGCAACATTCTCATACCAATGTCTGCTATTTGGTATTTTTTCCCCATTATGGTTACAAGGCTAAATCTGTCTTTCGTTGTTATTGTTCTTAATGGTTCTCTTAGTGATTGTCCTATGTCTTCTTTGTTTCCGTAATAGCTAATCAAGAATGCTTGTACTAATCCAAAGTGTCCTGGACTTGTTGTAATAGTATGAAGAGGTTCTATTAAACTTTGTCCTATACATGTTTTATAAAACTTTGTTATAAAAGCACTTACAAGAGCATATCTTGGGTTTGTGTCAATAGTGTTAAGGGGTTTATTTAATCCTTGACCTCTTGCTTCATTCTTGCTTGTTTCTGTATGATACTGTATTAAAAATGATGCTGCATTATTTAGTATATAAGGTTCAGGATTATTAATAATGAACTTGTCTATGCCTATTGCAATTCTCCTCAAGGTATTTTCAGCTAATGGCTTTTTACGGTCAAATATGCTTGTAATAGGAATGCTCCAATCAATACATTCTGCTGCTGTTCGCCATGGATTTAATAACCCACATTTTACTTCTATTTGTTCAGGATCTGCATGAGTTGGTTCTGGCCATATTATTGGTTTACCGTCACACCTAGCAATCATGAAGAATCTTTTTCTAGTTGTTGGAGCTCCATAGTCGCAAGCCCTTAACTCTCTGAATTCTACCTTGTAGCCCTGTCTTTCTAATGCCTTAATAAACAAATCAAATGTTTGTCCCTTTTTAGTAGGGTCAGGATATAGGTTTCCTTGTTCATCTTTAACCAATGGTCCCCATGTCCTAAACTCTTCAACATTCTCTAATATTATAATTCTTGGATGAACTAACTTAGCCCACTTGACAGCTACCCAAGCAAGACCTCTGATGTTTTTGTCAACCGGCTTACCACCTTTTGCCTTTGAAAAGTGTTTGCAATCAGGACTAAACCATGCAAGTCCTACAGGTTGTCCCTGTGTTGCTTCTAAAGGATCTACCTTCCAAACATCCTCAATATAATGTTTTGTATTAGGATGATTAACCTTATGCATTTCAATTGCTTTTTCATCATGGTTAATTGCTATATCTACAGCTCTGCCTATTGCTTGTTCTATTCCTTCTGATGCTCCACCACCACCGGCAAAGTTATCAACTACTAATTCTCTCATTGTGCCTCCTTTGGGAGCCGAAGCTCCCTTTAATCCATTAAATTTCTTTCAATGCTTTTTCAGCTTCTTCTTGTGTTAGAAATACGATATGGCCAAGTTCGTTAATATTTACCACTGTAATTCTTTGTTCATCCATTAATATTTTCATCATTAAGGAATCTTTATGTTTGGCAAAACAATAAACTTTTCCTATTTCAATTATTTGAACATCAGGACGTAATACATATACTGTCTCTCCAACCTTACAAGGCAATTTTATTAATAATCCTTGTTCTTCTAGCTTTCTATATTGCATTAATTCGATTAAGTCTCTTATAGTACCGCCAACATCACCTTCATCTTCCAAGCACACTTGTAAATCAATAAATTCCTCAGGTGTTAATTCTGTATCTTCATAAGCTGCAAGCTTAATTATTTTATTTTCAATATCCCTTCTTACTTCGTGATATTCTTCTAAATCTTTCTTATTTTTTATTTTCATTGGAATATTTGGTAACACAACTTTATCCATGAATTTTTCAGTTAACCTATTCATTTTCTACCTCCACAAATTTATACATCCAATCGCCTTCTTTTTTTACTCTTTTAAGGCTATACTTTTGTAGTCTATCATAAACCTTTTCTATACAATCCATACCGCATTTATTATCTAAGCATCCATCATCAACATCTTTAATATCTTGATTACAATGTGGACAAACATAATTAAAGCAATATGTATCAACTGTTTCTTGAAAATACTCTGCACTCATGCCTTCATCATCTGGGTCTGCATAGTTCCATAAAGCATTTAAAATAAATCTGCATTTTTCGTGCATTTTAAAATCATAAACTGAACCATCATACTTATTTGTTTGATGTATATAAATTTCACCTTTGTTGATATCGTTGTTGCATAAATCACACACATGATTCTTTCTTGCTTTTCGTTCTACTGTTTTTAAAGTTTCAATCATTTTCCATCTCCGGCTTTTCGCACCTTTCAAACTCTATAACCCAAAACCAGCATTCTTCTGTACATTCAGGATATATTTTTAAAAATGTTTCTATAAATGCTTCTTTTGCTGAATGCAAGTTGCTATATTCATCATCATAAGAATGAATAAAACCTCTGTTATCAATAAATCCTTCTGCAATCGCCTGTTCCTCGGTTATATCCTGCAACCTCTCAACCTTAACATCTGTTACTTTCAGAAATATCCTTGCTGCTTCTTTTGGCATAAACAACGATGGTTGCCATCCTCTTCTGCTTACATATTTTAGTAAGCCAATATATTTATCATCATTTACAGCTATTTCATGTGTATCTTGCAATCCACATGCTTTGTAAATGAATTTAACCTTATTATCAAATCTTTTCATTGATTGAATACTCCATGTTTCCCTAACATAGAGAATATTTCCAACTTCAAATGATTTGTAAAGCGTTGTATCGGTAAGAATATTATTATCATCTGACCAATATGCTCCGCCGTCACATTCATGTTCTATTACACATTGCAACATTCCATTTGGTTGTGGCTTTACAACTCTCCTTGTAACTCTCTTTCTTCCGTCAAGTATTGCCTGTACCATTTCTGTGTTAAATAGTATTGGTTTTGCATTTTTCAATAGTTCTTCTCTATTCATCATCTTTCTCACTTTCAATATATATTCTCGGTATTAAGTTCATCATCCAACTGATAACAGCGATTATATTTAAGACTAGGTTTATAGGAATACCTGCTATTCCAAACAATAATTCTTGCAGCATGTACTTATAACTGTATTTTTTTATCACAGCTATTTTTCCGAAACGAATCATTCCGTAATTTTTATATAATCTTTCAAGTCTATCACGATTCAATCGTTTCATTGTTCTACCCCCTTAAACGACTCAGGTAATGGCTGCCATGCTACAACACAGTTATCAACAGTTTCATTAAATTTGCAATTCCCTATATAATGTATGTCTACAAAACCCTTGTTTTCGTAAGTATCATACAAAGACTGGTAAACTCTTTGACCATCTGTAACTATAAATCTACCGTCGTTTTTTAAGAAATCTTCTCTCGTTGGCAATCTCTCACTTACAGGAATCCAACCGTCATTTAATTGTTTTTCAAGTGCTTGTATTGCTAATTTAACATATTCTACATCGATTGTTGTTGCGACAAGTGCATATCTTAACCTATTTTTCATATATTTTATTGCTCTTTCAATATCGTTCATTTTTCAAGCCTCCTATCAATATAATTTTTGACCGCATTCTTGGCAAAAACCACTTGTTTTCATTTTTGCATCACACTTAGGACAATAATACTTTCCACTTACAATGTTTCTTGATACAGCTATTTGCTTTTCACATGCCTGCTTCATAACAATATAATCAATTTGTTCATCTAAATTTTCTTCTGATTGCTCAATTAATTTGTTTACTCTTTCTAAAGCTTTTTCAATATAATTCATCCTCTACCTCCACAGCATCCATTAGATCATGTTTCAAATCATCAATGATATCTCTTGCCATTTCTATTCTGCCTTCGCAACGACTGATTTCATTAGTCATTGCTCTCTTATATGCCAACTCTTCTTCCAATCGTTCTTCATAATGATTTATTGATTCTGTGATTTTATCTCTTAAAGTCTTTTTCTTTTTAATTATTTGAATTATCACCAAGTTATTTCACCTTCCCTTCAAACTCTTTACAGCTTGTTGCAAATCTATTTTTATCCCAACCGCTTACAGTCTTCTCTTCTTTGTTATCCCATGTTGTGCATCCAGTTTCCTTTTTCTTACACTCACTGCATCTTCTATCAGCATTGTAATTCATCTTTTTTTCTCCCCTATTAAAACAATCAATCCCAGTATTCCAGCACCTACAAACAAGCCAAGTATAAATGTGCATGTCATTCCAATTGCATTCATTATTATCTCCTGTTTCTCTCTTTGATTCTCAAATAACCATCCCAACCGGCACTGCTGTTATATTCCTTTTTCTTTTCCCTTGCCTTTTCAAGTTTAGCCTTTTCCTTTAGGTAAACTTCACAACTTCCATGACAACCAACAAATCTATCTTTACAATTCATACATGTCTTCATAATCACCTACTGTTTCAGCCTAAAGTTATTGGCTATTTCTTTCGGAATTTCAACTAAGTAATTTTTACACATTTCATAAATTCTGCTGCCTATTGCTTCATCAAAATTCAAGAGAGCATTTACATCATATTCACTTGAAACAATGATTGGCAGATGATTGATGTATCTAAAGTTAATTATTTCAAACATGATGTTTTTATCAGAATCCGTTGTCTTGCCTTTTAACAAATCATCAATCAGCAGCACCTTAGCATTTTGATACTTGCTTAATTGTTTCTTATAAAACTCTTCATCTAGCATGTTTTGCTTCAGCTCTGTAACAACTTCCCTGTAATTAAAATAAACAACCGATATCCTTTTACTTTTTAATATATTCAATCCCAGGGCTACGGTTAAATGAGTTTTTCCACTGCCTACTTGTCCTAAAAAAGCTATTGAGTTTTGTTTTTCATTCTTGATTCTGTCAAAGCATTTAAAATATTCTAGTGCAACAAGTTTTAGTTTTCTCGAGCTGTCATTCCACTCTTGAAAGTTTGTAAAGGTATAACTGTCATCCTTTATTCCGCTTTTATAGAACATTCTTTCAGCTTCATTCAGTTCAAAACATTCACATCTTTTACAGTCATTGCCTTCAACGATCCAATAAGTATCTTTGCACTTAGAACATTTATATAATTCCGAGCTCTTCTGCTGTTCTATTGAGGTCCTCTCCTGAATCAACTTCAGTCTTTGGGACAGTGAATTTAATTGCGTTTGAATTGGTTCCATTGTTACCGCCACCTTTTTTATAATTATCATGCCTCATTTGTGATAGTAAAACTAAATACTGTTTCCTGAATTTACCGGCTGATAATATATTTGATTGCCAAAAGTTGTTTTTCTGACTGAATACCAGGACTTTCTTAATCTCATCAATATCATATTTATCTAAACGAATCAATTTATTGAATTCATAAGCCCATTGCTGTAATATTTTCTCTGTTTGTAAAGGCTTACTTAAGCGTTCTGATATTTGTTTTGATAAATATTCAGCTAATAAATACTCGTTATCTTTATTAGAAAAAACTTTCGATTCCTTTTTTAAAGGAATATTATTTATATCTTTTTCTTTATCTATTTCTAATTCTAATTCTGTTGCGTTACAGTCCGTTACTGTAGCGTTACATGTAACGTTACATAATTGTTTTTGCCTATAATTTTGCACTCTCATTCTAGTCTGCTCTCTGATTTTTTCCATACCGTCAATGTTCTGATATTTTTCCCAGTTCTTAATGAAGATCACATCATCAAATACATGTATCATTTCATACTTTTCTAGGATTGTTAGTGCTAATCTTATAGTATCTGGCTCAAAGTCGAATTCAATTGCAAAGTCTTCAACACTAAATGGTATCAAATCAGTAATGTAAAGTCCTCCATTCCTATTACATTTTCCAGCTTCAACAATCATGAATACCCATATTAAGATAATGCTATTACCTTCTGGCATCTTCCTTATTCTCTTAATCTTGGTATTACTTATTATGTCTATGTAAATTTTTATCCATTTAACTTCTTCTGCCAAGTTTCCACCACCTTATAAATATTTATTTTCAAAGCTGTTTTAGAGTATATTTATTAAAGGGTAATGATTTTTTGTATCATTATCCTAAAAAATAGTTATTTAATTACTTCAATTTTTAGCTGCTGTTCACTTCTTTTGATTCCTTTCTTAAATGATCTATAGTCAAATCAATTTTCTTTGTTTCAACTTTTGCACCACATATATGACATTCAACAATCATTAGATGATCCATTGCCCAAGCTTCATATCCGCAATTAGGACATTTATATTCTCTGAAAGCAAACACCTTCTTTACATTACTTTTAATATTTGTTATAATTACTTAGGTTAATTAATTTTTTTATATTTCCGCCTGTATTCTGGGCGGTCTTTTTTATTGGTTTCAAGCCCTAAATTTCGCCTGTATTCACCAACATAGCATTTACCGACAGTCAATTTTTTACCTATTTCATCATCATTCAAACCCTTTTTATAGAGTTTCATAAACCCTACATCAAGTACCTCTTTAACTGATTTACCACCTCTTTTAATTCTATTTTCTTTGTTGATGATTGACCTGTCCTGTATTACAGCATCAGATAATGTATAATGAATATCTCCACTAAACTCATCTTTATATTTTTTACAAGCTGCAGCTCTTTTCTTTGCTTCCACCTCATCAGCCCATGCAAAACAATTATGTTCAATTTTCTGTGTTAATACAGCACAGTCTGCACCTTTTCCGTAAAAGCAAGTTTTACAGGTCCTTGTCTTGTCCATAGTTACCTCCTATAATTTGAATTGAATATTTTAAATTAATCATCTCCTTGAAACATAGATAATTGACCATTGACTTCATCCCCATATTTCTGCCACGGTACTCCTATGTAGTCTAGAACTTTTCCCCAGCCCATGTCATACATCCAGAAATGCCATTCCTTTGGGTTATCTTCTCTTAATCTGTCAAATCTGTGTGGTCTTTTCTCCATATGAATACCGAAGCCACACATGCTACAGCCTGTTCGCTGAGCTCTAGTTGTTCTTAAAGTTCCGTCTTTATCTCTAACAATTTCACCATAAATTCTTGGTACTGGTACTTTTAAATCTAATGCTAGTTGTAATAAATCCTGTCTAGAAAATATCGCAAAAGGACAACTCCTTGTTACTGACTTTCCATAATAATTGCAACCATTTTTCATTAAGGCTTTTTCCCTTTGTCCTCCTTCTGATGCCATTAGTCCTAGGTATGGATGACAGCCTGTTTCTTTTGCATAATCATCACACGGTTTTTCCTTCATGTAATAACAACAATCATTTGATACCTTGAAAGGAGCTGTCTTGTAATTTGTGCCGTAAGCTTCATTTTCAGGACCTCCGAATAATTCAAGCCATATTTGTGGAAGTTTCATCTTGGTTCCTTTTCTATACCCACCTTGTTTGCCACATTCACCTGTCATTATCGCATGCCTTACAGTCTTGTTCTTTTCAGTTGGATTTTGCAAAAGTTGTATTTTTCCTGCTTTCTCCTTACTGATTATTGGATAACCACATTCTTTTACTACTTCAACTTTTGTTTTGTATGGTTTCAATGCTTTAACACCTAACTGTTTATGTATTTCCTGAATGCTTTTATCTTCCAGAGAAGAAACAGAAACTGCAGGAACATCAATTCCTATTGACCTTAAAAATATTAAAAGTGTAATGCTGTCTAATCCACCTACTGATATAAAGCAGTTTCCACCTAATTTATCGTTAAATTCCCAAGCCCTTGCTTTTGCATGTATTAACTTTTGTTCATATGGAAGTTGCTGTTTTATAATGAATGCATTTGTTTTACTACGTTGCTCATCTATATAAGTTTGAAATGCTTTTGCTTCTTCTTTTGTCCAATTACTGTTTTCACCATCAAGCAAATCATCTTCTAAATCATCCATTATTTCATCAAATAGATTGAATTGATTCTCCACATTATTACCTCCTGTTTTTTCTTTGACTTTCTTGCTTTGCTTTTCTTTTAACTTTCTTTTGCTTCGGAGTTAATTGCTTTCTTGGAATTCTAACCTTTGTTTTTGGGCAAGCTTTCATTTCAAAATCAATTTTATCCAAATCATAAGTATGTAAGATGTCGTTATTCATATCTTTTCAACTCCCTTTCCATTGCTCTGTATTTTTGTCTGCTGCCTGTCCAATTTCTGTTCTTCCATAGCCACTTTGCACATTGAAAAAAATATTTAATTCCCTTCATTTTCTTTTTCTCCTCATTATTTGATTTTTAATATACTATCCAAAGCTATTCCAATAATTATCAGAATTGTTACTACTGCTAATTTAAATCTTATATACTCCTGGTCATTTGTGAACTTGTCCCAAAATTGTTTAATCATTAGTTACCTCCTATGCAATTTTTATCTGATTGTTACACTGTTCAATCTCATTTTTCAGAACAAAAGGAACTTTATATTCACCAATAATTTTTACTGCTAAATCTACCTGACTTCTCTTTATTGCCTTGTATGTAGTAACAGCAAATTCTCTTTTAATCTGACCATGGATATCAGAATATACTTTTCCTCTCAATGACTTATCTATATATGCCAGTGATTCTTTACCTCCCAAGCATTCAACACCTTTTTTCTTTACTGCAAATGTAATCTTTTCACATTCCACACCCAGAACAGGAAGGTCAAGTTTGAATTCTTGCAAGTCTTTCTTAACTTCTTCAATTTTTGCATCCTGTTCTTCTAAAACTTCAAGGTAAAGCTTCATTTCTTCTTTTTTTGAAAGAGGTAACTTATATGCACCGGTTTTTCTTATTGATGGAAGAACTTCTTCAAATACCCACTTTTCAAATTTTTCAGCAGATGGTAGTTCACTGTTAACGATAAGTCTATACATATTACTTTCATTTATAAACTTAGTTTTCTGTGTTCTACCCAATGTATCTATGACCTCGCGAAACACGACCCCATCGTTTTTGCAATGTCTTAATAACGCATCATTAGTATTTTTAAATCCTAATGCCCTCGCTATGTCAACTCCGCAAAACAAAACATTCCCATTTTCTTCTCTTGTTCTTACTTCTCCAAATTCTTGGTTGTTGAAAATTCTTAATTCGTTCAAATCTTTTTCCTCCTTAGTTCTATAATTTTTATTTGTACATATATTGGTAGGTTAAGGACCTTGTCCTATTAAAGTGTTTTTAAAAAGAGCGTGTTCTGCTCTTTACTTGTCATTAAAGTTATTCTGCTATATTGATAAGGTGTAAAATTTAGAGTTTTCATCTTGAAAATCAAATTTTAATTTGTGTTTTATTATGCTTGAATTTATGGCTACCACATTAGTATATTCTCTATAAAAATATATAATATTTTCAAAATTTGTTATATTGTCAAAACGAAAATCAAGAATAGATAGTCCGTCCTTTTTAACATAAATAACTACCTTCTTTTTAAGCTCTGTAACATCAATTATTTTTTCATCTAATGGATTCTTGGTTATAAGCATTTAACTCGCCTCCATATTTATTATTTGAGATGTTTCTGCTAAAACCTTGCTGATTATTCCTTTTAACTGTTCATTTTGCTTTTCAAGTTTTTCTATCTTCTGTTCCATCCTCCTCCTTTCTAAAGGAGACATCCTATCAAGCTTCACTCCTTCCAACTCTGCAATATGTTGCTCAGTAAATCTGATTATTGGTAGATCCTTGACTGGTTGTACTATTTTGTCACTTATGTAATTATCAATGGTTCTTTCTGTCACTTGCCAACGAGCTGCAAGGTCTTTTTTTGTAAGCAGTTTATCCATAAGTTCACCTCATGTGTACTTTTTATTTAAAAAAAATGTATTGTACTGTCTTACCATAATAATCAGCAAGTTTCGTTTTTACTTCATCTCTTGGTACACGTTCACCTTGTTCGTACATAGATAAAGAAGAAATACTTATATTACATGCTTTAGACACTTCCTCTTGTGTTTTGTTTCCTCTTAATCTCTTAAGAGTCTCTGCTATCTTTAGTTTGTCCATTTTCCCCTCCTTTATAATTTAATGTAATATTAACATACACCTTATGTGTACTTTTGTCAATAGTGTTTTAAAATATTTTTTCACATGATGTGTATTTTTTTCTTGCAAATGAATACAATATGTGTATAATATATTAAGTGAGCAATTAACGATTAAGGGGAGGTTCCAATGGAATTTGGAGATAGAATCAAAGAATTAAGATTAGAATGCAAATTAAGTCAACAAGAATTAGCTTCAGCTATTAAAATTTCCAAGAGTTCAATTAGTATGTATGAGAATAATAATAGACTGCCTGAAATAGAAACATTTGAGGCTTTGGCAGATTTTTTTAATGTTGATATGGATTATTTAAAAGGAAAGTCAGATATAAAAAGAAAAAATCCTTATGAAGGATTAGGTAAAGCATTATTGAATCCTGATAAAGATGATGAATCAATACTTGAAATGTTTAGAGACATAAAAAGTATGTCATTAGAACAAAGAGATAAATTAAAACCTATTATAAAATTGATAAAGAGCAACCTCCTTTAATGTTTGGAAGTTGTTCTTTTTTCATTTGGTTCATCATCTAAACATTCAATGACTAACAATTCAATGTTTTTAATAACTTCAATATTATTGACTTTTATTAGAAGTTCATTTAATTTTTTTAATTCCCTTTCAAATTCTGATTCCCCCATTACGCACCTCGTCATTTAGTAGAACGTTTGTTCGATTATAATATCATATTACAATAAAAGTAGACGCAAGTCAATTATTAATTAATTTCTATATAAGATTTTTAAAACTAAGGTACAATAAAAATTTTATCATTTCTTGTCGAAACGGTTTCTTTGTATATAGTTTACTCTGCGATTTGTGTAAAGTCAAGACTATATTTACACTAATAAGTTTTACTATTTGTGAAATTCCATTTATTGTATTATAATGAATTTATTATGAATACGTTTGGGGAAAAACTTAAAAAAGCAAGGGAAGAAAAAAAATTAACACTTAAGGAAGCTGCTGATGGAATTGGGTTAAAAAGTCTGTCTACCCTTAATTCATATGAATTAAATTATAGGATGCCAGGGCTTAAAACAATAATTAAAATTGCAAAATTTTATGATGTATCTTTAGATTATTTGCTTGGAATTAATAAAAATTATTACATAAATAAGGATAAAGTATTAAGAGAATTGGAAATTTTAAAAAGTAAAATTACCGAATTAGAAAAATATATTGATAGGTAACTTAGGTTACCTTTTTTTATTGCTATTTTTTCTATAATTGTGTATAATAAATACACGCTATGTGAACAATAAGAAAAAAAGTAAAGGAATGATGTTATGGATTATAATGTAACGTATAGAGAAAAAAACGGAACTGTGCAGGCAATTATAAGTTATAAAGACAGTACCGGCAGATGGAAACAAAAGAGTAAACAAGGTTTTAAAACTCAAAAGGCTGCTAAACCTTGGATAGAAGATGCAATTCAAGAATTAGAGGATAGTATTAAATTTATTGATCCTGTTTTTAACAACATTACACTTAATGAATTATTTAAAATGTATTTAGAACATGCAGAATTATACATTGAACAAAATTCATTAAGAGTATTTACTAATGTTGAAAATCATTTTGAAAAACTTCTTGACCTTCAGGCAAGAAAAATTACATCAATTGAAGTGCAAGAGTGTGTTGATGATTTAGTAAAGAAAAAATTAAATCCAAGTTCAATTTCTGAATATACAGCCAAGTTAAAGGTTGTTTTTAATTATGCTGTTGACCATAAAATCATTAAAAATAATCCAACTAATAATATTAAAATACCTAAGGACAAAACAATACAACAGGAAAAAATTAAAGCACTTAATAAAACAGAAGTTAATGAATTATTAAGCATAATTAAAAATAAAAAGCATTATCTTATTTCATTGATAGCTGCTACCTGTGGATTAAGATTTGGTGAAATTTTAGGATTAACTTGGGATTGTATTAATGAAAAAGATTCTACTATGACAATCAATAAGCAGTGGAAGTTGATTAAAAGAAAACCTATGGAATTTGGATTTGGAACAGTAAAGAGCAGAAATTCTAATAGAATTGTTCCTATTCCATCAAAAACAATGCATGAATTAAAGGAGTATAAAAAACAAAATCCTATAGATATAAGCAACAGATTATTCCCTTATAAAAATATATTTGGTTCTAATTCATCATTGAATTCTGTATATAAAAAATTAGGTTTTAATATATCAATACATGATCTGCGACACACCTATGCAACAACCTTAGTTGCTAGTGGTTTAGATTTCAAAACAATAGCTGAATTGTTAGGTCACAGTGTAAATATGACTATAAAAACTTATTCGCATTTTACAACAGACATGATGACTAAAGCAAAAAATGTAGTTAATTTAATCTTCTAATTTTTTTTAAAAAAAATTTTTGCCGTTTTTGTTGTCGTTTTGATTAATATTATTGAAATTACAACGTTATTACTGCATAATATTAATTTACAATAGAAATCAAGAATAATATAGACATTTTGTATTATATACGAATTTAATTGAAAAATACATGATTTGTATTTTTTTATAAAATAAATTATTGAACAGATATGAAACGATATGAAATATATTTTTGCCGTTTTTTTGTCGTCAAAGAAAAGAGCTGTCAATTATGGCAGCTCTTTTTTGTCTTTTACGGATTACATCTGCCACATGGCTCATAACTTTTATTAACAGCTTCGGTCCTACTATTAAAAAACACCTTATTACTTTCGCTCATAGTAGCTACTGAGCTACAAGTCGGATAATGGAATTTTAATGAGTTACTATTGCCAATATAGCTTTGATTATTGTCTTGAGTTGGGGTTGTTACTGGTTCTTCTTTAACTGGCTCTGGAGTATAGATTGTTGCTGCCTTATCAATTTTAATATTAGTTCCATCTGATGTGGCAATTATTATTCCCTGCTTGTCAGTCCTGTAAATTTTTGCTCCAATGATGTTTAATCGACTTAGAGTTTTATCATGTGGATGACCATATGTATTACCTTCTCCAACAGAAATTACAGCGTACTCTGGGCTGACAGCATCTAGGAATGTTTGAGATGTACTTGTTTCTCCTCCATGATGTCCTACTTTTAATAAATCAACATCAAGATCATAACCGGCACGGACCATTTCTAATTCTGAAACTGATTCAGCATCTCCAGTAAACAGGAATGATGTATCACCATAAAGCAACTTTGTAACTAAGGAATATTCATTCATTTCAGAATACCACATTGAATTAGGTGCCAAAACTTCAAAATCCAAGTTAGCTGTATCAATAATATTTGTGCCAGCTATAGCTTTAATTAATTCTGAACCATTATCCTTTATTGCCTGCATTGTGTCTTTGTATATTTGTGTATCTGCAGTAGTGTCAGGAATATAAACTCTATCAACATCATAAGCTGCTAGCACATCCTGAGCTGAACCAATATGATCTTCATGAAAATGTGTTAATATAAAATATTCTATATCATCAATACCTAGACCGTTTATATAGTTAATAATTGTATTATTATCTCCCTTATTTCCTGCATCAATTAGAATTTCTTCATTTGTAGGCAACTCTATTAATATGCTGTCAGCCTGGCCAACGTCTATGAAATGTATCTTTAAATCTGCTAATGATGATTTAGAAACAGTAACGGTCTGAGTTGAATTATCCCAACCAACATTAGCTCCAAAAGCTTCAAGAACTGCTCTAATGGGCAGATATGTTTTGCCGTCTTTTATAATTGCAGCAGTATCATTTTTAATTTGCTGTTCGTTCTTAATTATGTAGGACTGACCAACTGGAACTTCTACTTTTACTCCATCCTTCTCAACAATTGCTGTCCTGGTGTCATTATTCCATCCTACAGTTGCGCCAAAGCTCTCCATAGTTACTCTTAATGGTACCTGAGTTCTGTTGTTTCCATCTACAAAAGGAGCTCCTGATTGCTCTGTAAAACTTACATTATTGCCGTCAATACTAATATTAACTGCGTATGCTGCAGTCGATATTATAAGCATAAAGACTAGTACAAAACTTAAAACCCTCTTTTTCATTTGAAAATATCCTCCCAATATTAAATTGACTATATTATATATTACAATGCCAAATATTTCAAATTTTATTAGAAAAAAGCTGTCATTTATGGCAGCTCTTTTATGTTTACATTTGATATTTTTATAATCTCACTGGTCCTTATATAATTACTAACTAAGATTAAACTCTTAAATAAATCCTGTTCTTCATATTGTTTTATTTTCTTTTTAATATCATTATTGGAGAGTTCAACTTCAATAGCAACCATTCCTCTTTTGCCATTCTTTTCAATGTCAGCTGATAAGTCTGGCCGTACTTTATTATATTGCTTTTGTATTTCATAGCTATGAATTATATAACCTTTTTCCAATAGCCATAAATAGGACCTTGCAATACAATCAGAGTGTATGAGCTGTGCCGGTTTTCTGTTTAGATAGTAAGTGTAATTCTCCCAAGATGAATTTCTGGTTCGGTTTATGTAACCGTAATCAAATAGTTTATGTAGCCTTTTGTTTGCCATTCTCATAGTTTTTCCTTTAAAAAATAACTTATGAATCGTTGCAGAGCTGCAAGGGCATTTTTCTATAAAGTCTACAATAAACAAATCACGTTCTGTCATAAAACATCATCCTCCAACTCTTCTTTTACATGCTCTACTTTTGGAAGTTGAAAAGTTGGCTTTAACTCAATAACATTGTTTTCTGTTTTCTTTGTTACATATGTTTTTCTTACCATTTCTAATATTTCTTCATTGGTGGAATAATAGGATTTGAAATAGATATCTTCATCATCTTTTACCAGGATTGCTTCACCTGGCTTGCGAAGATCTGTTGCTGCTCTGTAGTCACCTTTATCAAGATAGGTTTCTGAACTGCTTGAGTTTTTAGCTTTGAATGCTACTGTATATGATAGGTTGTTTTTTAATCTGGTATCTAGTGTCTTTGCATCAGGACGTTGAACTGTTAAAAATATATGAATGCCTGCACCGGATGCCTGAGCTAAGAGTATATTAAGTAAATCTATAACAATTGAATTCTTACTTAGAATAACAAACTCTTCTACAATCAATATAATGCTGTTCATTCTACCATTTTTAAATTTTTCATTGTATTCTCCAACGTCATTTAAGTTATGTTCATCCAATATTTTATATCGTTTTTCCATGATACTCTTAATTTTCTTTAATATCCTAATGGTCTCTATATCACTTTTAACAAGTTCCTTTAGATTTAAGCATTGTTTAAATAAATTGTATGATCCTGTTGCCTTTAGGTCGCAGATATAAACTTCAATATTTCTCTTTAGCATTGCTTGTGCTGTTATATTTTGCATGAAGGCTGTTTTACCTTTTCCAGTTCCTCCGCAAACTAACATATGACTATTGGATCTATTAAATTCTAAACTAACATTTTCTTCTCCTTCTGTGGTTAAAGTTGCGCCAATAGGAAATACTAAATCATTAGTCTTAAGCAAGTTATTTATGAGTTTGTAAATCTTTTTATATGCTAGGTGGTATATTTGGATAGCTATATTGTATTCGTGCGTTAAATCGCATTTTAAAGGCTCATGCAAAGCCATTTCTAATTCTTCTTTGCGTTTTTCAAAATCTGATAAACATAAACCATAAGGAACCTTAAAAATGTACCTTTTACCGATTTTATTGTTTTCTGTTTTTTTAAGTTCAGGATATTTTTCTTCAATCTTTAATCCAGTGCTTTTAAAAATTGCTATCCAATTTCTTCTACTTAAATAATCATCTATAATGTATCCGGCTCCAAGACTTACTGCAGCCATTGTTATTAATTCTAACATAATAAACCTCCTTAAAAGTGTTCCGCAATTTGTTCCTTGATTTGTTCATGGCCAAAGAACATGTTCTTGCGATATATGATAACTATAGGACAAGTTATTTTATAACTTGTAGGAACGAAGTGAGTGAGCGTTAGCGAGCTCAACGAAGTGACGTACGGCTTTTATTTCCAATTTTACCATTGAACTTATCATGGCATTCCTGAAGCATATCATCCCAGTGTTTGTCTAATGCTTTATAGTCAATGCCTTCTCTTGCTTCCTGATATTTCTTATTTTGTTTTTCTTTCTGCATTTGTTTAACAACTTCTTTACCTTTTTCTCTTGCAATCTCTAATGCATCATAACTAATATGTTGGTATGCTTTATATAATAAGCCCATATCTGCCTCCTTCATTCGACAAAAGTATTACCGGCATTTTGTTACAATATAAAAAACACTTCTGTGTTTGCTCCTCCTCTAGCTTGCCGGCGACGGGGGAGCTTTTTATTGTTCTAATGTTATAAAACCTTTCATGATCTTCGTTTCTTTTATTTCCTCTTTTGCTTTTTCTCTCATAAGCAAATCCTTTATAAAACCACTTTTATTTGTAGTTCTTTTACAGAGCCATTCATATAGTTCTGTTTCTTCTCTATTATTTTTAAATGTCAAATTAATTGAATTTCTCACTTTTACACCTCCTTGCTTAATTTATATTCATTCATACCACAATATATGAATGTGTTTTAAAAATGTGCATAAATTTTTTCAAATATGAGCATATTAATTTAAAAAAAGAAGGTGATTATCCTAGACTGGTTAGAACATACTATATTTGCTTTATTTGTAGGTTGGTGGATTTATGTTTTGTTAGATTTTACATTAGCTGAGAGTATTGTTTATTTCATGTGTATTCCTGTTGGTGGACTGCTGCCTGATATTGATATGCCTAAATCTAAATTAGGAAAAAAGGTTAAACCAATTTCTAATTTTATTAATAAAAAAGTAGGACATAGAACTTTAACACATAGTATATTTTTCATTACAGTTTTGTTTTACTCTTCAATAATTGCTTTTGGTTTTAATATCATTTCAGTAGGTCTAATGGTGGGATGCGTTATTCACATATTTTTTGACATGACAACTCCAAGTGGAGTTCCTTTAGCTTATCCTTTTAGTAATAAACGATATAAGTTGCATTAGTTATTTTCTTTGAAAAATCAACAGGTATAAACACTCGACAAGCAAAATAACTTTGTTTAAATCGCATTTTAAAGGTTCAAAAAAACCTAGTATTTTTCTAATTTTATGATATTATAATACCAGGTGATGATAATGAAAATTTTAAATGAACCTATTAAGGTTATGGCTATTTTTGAAAAAGGAAAAATAGAGCCTGTGAAATTTTGGTATGAAGATCAGGCTGTCATGGTTGAAAAAATTCTCAAAATTTATGAAGACAAGAGTTTTGGAAACAATAATCTCATTTTTGTGTGCCAACACAAAGGAAGTTCCATTTACGAATTAAAATATGAAATAAAAAGTAATACCTGGTACATGTACAAAAAATAAAAAATACCGGACACGAATGTCCGGTTTATTTATGCCGTCATCAGCATAACAGATGTAGGATCACCTCCTAAAGTCCAAAGCCTAATATTGCATATATGGTTCTACCATCACCATAAACAACCATGTCAGTTGCATTGTTAAGAAAAACAGAACCTCCACCATCGCCCATAACACCATAATTATAAGCAGTACCTGAACTATTATTAGTTATAATTTTCATTAACTCTGTCATAGTACAGTTTTTAACTACTAATAGATAAACTTGTTTAGTTTTTATGTTATAGCCATACACTGTTTTATCGGAACGTCTTAAAACATCTGCATATTTACCAAAGAAACCTTCTGTGACAGGACTGTAACGGAAATTAGAATCTTCTGTATTTACTAGCCCCATTCCTCCAACAGCACACTTAATATTTTTATAATCAAGATCTGTTGCGTACTTAACTAATTTCATATCAACATCACCGTTTTTATAAACGATATAAACAGATTGTGGTGAATCAGAATCATCCAAATGGTTAGCTTCATTCCTTAAAATCACACCATCCTGTATTAAAATTGAAGTAGGATAAGGATTTTGTCTTGCTGCATCTTCCCACCATTGAAAACTACCATTAATACAAAATGGTTCTTCAATTTTTCTATTTGATTTTTTAACTATCTTACTTCCAAATTTTTCAGGACTACCGACTATTTCATGTATGTTTTCATTGTAAGCTTGATAAGTTGCTTCTGCATTTATTTCAATTTCAAAATACTCCTTTAGTCCGTTTACGATACCAGCTGCACAAGCTTGTCTAAATTCATCAGTCATTAATAATTTAGCTTCATCGAAATTGTCCATGAAAGCACATTCACAAAGACAGGCGGTCATTTTAGCATTCTTTATTATATAGAATTTTTCTCCTATTACTCCTCTGTCCTTTAAATTTGTAGCTTGTACTAAATGCTTATGTATAGTCTCAGCAAATGCTTTGTCTACTGGATTTGTAGGATAGTAATATGTTTCTGTACCGTTTTGACTGCCCCATTCACCTGTTAAAGCATTGGCATGTACGCTAACTAAAACAATCTTATCATATAACCCTTTTACTTTTTCATAAAGCTCATTAACTCTGGCTATCCTTTCAGGAAGTACTATTTCTCTTTTTTCAGTGGTAGTATAAACAACATCTATGTTTTCATATTGTTCTAATATATAATCAATTTTTCTGACTACAGACCGATTAAATTCATTTTCATGCATGAATGTACCATCATCAAATAATGGTGTTCTTTTACCGGCAGTGTCCAATCCATGTCCAGGATCTAATATGACTAAATAAGTCATAGCATCACTCCTTCTTTGCTTGAGTTCCAAAATAAAAGCTTATTATTACCGTAAAAATTGTTTGAAACTGTTCGGCTACTATAACACCGGTCATTGATAAATAAGCAAATACACCTGTTAATATTAATGTTACTAAACTTTTAACACTCAATAACCTTGCAAGCCTTTGTAAGAATGTTAATTCTCGTTCTAAAGTAATTGGTTGCAGCATTTCTAATGTTCCTTCTTTTATTTCTTCCATGTTATTTCTCCTTTTCTTCTAAATCAGATATTCTGTGATTTGCAACTTTCACTTGTTCCTCAAGTCTATAAGTTCTTTCAATCACACTGTTATGCTTGTCAACTTTTTTTTCAAGCTGTTCTAATCTGAAATTAGTTAATTTACTTGATACAACTATTCCTCCGCCAGTTCCCAAAGCTGTTCCAAATAAAGCTATTAGAGCTACTATAATTTCTTGATTCATCAATCACCTCATTAATTATTTAGGTTGACCAAACCTAATATTTTCGTAACCTTTACGTTTTGCTTTTACTTCCCAGCCAAATTTAATATTGTCACCTTTAACTGTAAAACTTGTCTTGTTACGTTCTGTAACGTACACTCTACCGTCACCATATGCCTGTAAAAACACTTGATAAGGCATATCGGTATTAGTACACGCCAATAGCTTTTCATCAAGATTTATAATGCATTTGCCATTCAGGACTTCGCTTTCACCTATGTCACCCAAATATATTTCTGCTGTTTCGTAGGCTGAAAAATCAACATCGCCGAATTGTTCGGTCTCAATTCTGCAATTTTTCATTCCGCTAACGCTGAAATTTCCGCTAACGTTTATAAAAGCAGAACTTAAGGTAATTCCTAAACCACTTGAAAGGCTAAGACCACCCACTGAATCAATCGACATATTAACCCCGCCACTAATTGACGATGCCCAATTAGAACCATCATGAAACGATATACCATTATCATCAATCGATGTCGCATTTACTGTATAACCTGTCCTTAAAAAACCGTTAACTACAAGATTTCCGCTTGATGCTTCTAAAAGGTTTTTTACATTAACCTTGTCATAAATTACAATAGTACCATCGTCGATAGTGATTTTATTAGTTGCACTTTCACTGACAATAGTTGAGCCAGTTATTGTAACACCGTTTATATTTATTGCCGTTAATGTTCCTGTTGTAATTGCATCTGCTGAAATACTCTCGCCTGTTACTGCAGTTCGCCATACCCATTGACCTTGAATATCTTTAGCATTAGAAATTAATATACCGCCACTTGTTAGTAATATTACCCATGTGCTTTCTGCTTCAGTAGGTTGATTATGTATTGAGACACCTCTGCTATCAAATGTGACATATCCTGTTTGACCTACTACAGTTTCAATTGCATTATTTAATGTACCTGATAACTTCTCTGCTATCAATTTTCCATGTTCATCAACAACACTATTTACTTTGTCCGAAGTTGCATTCACAGTCTTTTTTATGCTTGTAAAATTGGTGCTAAGGTCTTTTATTGGTTCTCCTAAGACTACTTTTCCGTTCATACCTGTAACAATGTCACGCTCCAGGTCGATTATTCTAATATCAATCTCTATATTTAAGGCATCATCAACTACTCTTACTGTATCACCTAAATCGAAAAAGCCTAATTCTTCAAGTTCACTGCCTTGTACAATGTCAATCTCATAGCTTACAGTTCCCTCAACTTTGTCAATAGATCTTCTTATATTTTCGATGTTTTTTCCAAAACGGAAATCTGTACCTCTATTCTGGCCGAGGTGCTGCTTTAATGCTATGTCTTTCCTGAAGTATTCAATTTCACCTTGCCATATGGTTGCGACCTGATATAATAAACTCTTTATATCTGTTTCCCGTTGTATATCAATAGATGCTGTTGTTGTTACATCTGTCCCTGTAAAAGTAAATCCACTATCCAAAAGCAAATCATTCATCACATAAATGGCAGCTCTATTATTGTGTGTAAATGTTAGCTTAGTTTGATTTATAAGGTCATAGCTTATATGTTCACAGCTAACAGTTACCTTCAGCATGTTATTATCATCATGCTCATCATCCAGAGTTATAACTTTGAAATAGTCATTGTCATATACAATCAGATTATCTTCATCATATAGAAATTCTGTTTTTAATGGTTCAATCAATGCTACAAAGTTTAAAACATACTCTCCATTGATAACCTTATGGATGCTAGCACTTTCTAAATTGTTTAAATAAGCTAAAATAACACCAGCTTGATTGATTATTGTAAGTATATTACTCACCTACTTTCATATAAAAAAGACCTCTTAAAGAGATCCTTTTGCGCCACTAAATTTTTCTTTTGTTGCTTATTCTGTAACTGTAGGTGCATCTCCCCAAACTGCCATGATGGCATTTACTTGTGCCTGTGGCAATTCGTTAATTATTTGTTGTCTGCCTTGTATACTGTTCATGTATGCTCTACGCCACGGCTCGCCTATTGGATATTGTTGCCCCATATATTCAATATATGTTTGTTTCTTCACGCTTACACTGTCTTGCGTAAGCATATCTAATGTGTATTTTTCTATCATTTTTTTCTCTCCTTTAAATTGAATAACTACCGCTTAAATATAACATAGAGCTTGCTGTTATAGCTCCACTATCCAATGTTGTTGATGATGTTGTTTTAAATTCCGCAAGTATAACCCTTGTCGCACCGCCGTCAACTCTTGCACCTAAATTAAGAGTACCTGCGCTGAAGCTAATATTACCCATATTAGCGATTGAGCCTGCGTATCTAATATTCCCTTGAACCTTGCTTGCGAATGGTAACCCTGTGATGACTGCGATGCCCGACATGGCTGCATCTTTGGCGCTTAAAAAAATAGAAATATCATAAAAAAGCCTATTCCCAATTTTTATATATCTACCTTCTCGAATGGTATACGTGTGATTTCCTACCACCGTTCCGCCAGCTAATGTAGGTGTAAAAGTACCTTCTTCAATTTTCAATCCATGAGCTCCGTCTGCATCAGTAACTAAATCAGATAAATGGGGAGCGAAAGAGTTAGTTTGTTCCCTAAGTGAATTTACTTCTGTTTCTATTACATTGAAATTTCTTCCACTTCTATAGAGGTTTTCTCTGCCTGTCAAGGCTCCTAAAATCTTTTCTAATGTAATCATTTAAACCTCCTTAAACAATGTAAGTGTTTCTAAATTCAACACTTACGTTAATATTAAAACTGGTTCCCTGAATTGTGATTGTGCTGTCACCAATAGGTATAGTTATGAATTGACCTGTAAATCTTGTCATTGCACTGACTTTAGCATTATTTACAATCGTATATACAATCATCTTTTCAGTGTCAATATAAACAGTCTCACCGGCAATCAAATTCGATAGAGTAAAGCTGTTTATTCCATTGTCAATGGTTACACTAGTACATGCAGTATTTGCTAAAATTTCAATAATAGGACTTGCTTCAAAGTTTCCATCATTAGATATGGTTTTTAATGTTGTAGAGCTTATAGCTGCCCATTCTAAACTATTAGTAATCACAGTCAAATCATCAGTGATAGTCAATAAATTGTCAGTTATAACATCATTTAAATCGTCTAGCAGCTCATACTTACAGAAACTAGCTTTAAAATGTATTGTTATCTCTGTAAAGATTTCACCTTCTACTGTTTCAATACCATCAATAACCTCAGCATTATAATACAGTGTTGGCTCATCCAAAAATATTAACATTGAATTGATTCCTATGAAACTTTTAAGAAATGCTCTCTGCCTAGTTCTTCTTGTTTCTATGTTTGTATCATAAATTCCAACTTTAACATCAATAAAATTATCTTCATACCTATTGTCAAAGGTCCGACTTCCGTGTCTTTTCGGTACAATGAAGTCAAACCTAGTCTTTAAAGGAGCTGCATTTCTTACAACGTCAATCAAATAAATGTTGTTAAGTAAATCAAACTTATGATTATCTACTACAACATCATTAAAAGCAAATCCTCTAACTCTTGTTAATTTAGCCATATATGCAACTCCTTTCTATGCTAGTGCTGTACCTCTTTCTTTTGTCCTTTGCAAATTGTATAATTCTCTTGCAATCTTTTTAATGTCAGCTTCTTCACGTACAACAAAACTATTGCCAGTTATTATTACATCACCAGTTCTGCTTTCAGCATTTCTATATCTTTTATTTTCTTCTTTGGTCAGTATTCCTTCACCCTCATGTGCTTCTGCTATATATCCATCAAAGGGCACATAAGCAAGTCCTGCTGCATGGCTTCCATTAACTCCACGTTCACCTTTACCAGAGCTACCTCCTGTAGTTCTGCCATTTTCTAATTCTGTTTGTTTTCTTTTTACTTCTGTACCATTCCATTCGTTTAATAAATTAATAGCTTTTTGTATTGCATCAGCAACGCCATTAAATATATCAATCCCAGTTTGCACTGCTGTACTTATCGCTATAAAAGCAATTTCAATAGCTTCTGAAATTAATGGGAATGTTGGAGAAATAAAATTCCATAAATCTTCAAGTGCAGGTGAAAGGTATTTACTAAATAATTTCCAAGCTGTACTTACTACATCACTAATGGTTTCAAAAGCTTCTTTTGAAAATTCTTGTATCTCAGGCATGTGTTCTGTTACCCAAGTTAACAAATTCATTAATATAGGCATTAATGCTGTGCCTAATTGCATAAACAAACCATTAGCCATAGTTTTAGCTTTGTCCATTGCATCACCAAACTCTGCTCCTGCTGATACAGCTTCATTTGACATTACCCCACCTAACGCAACAGCTTCGTCTTTTAATGCTTTTATTCCTGCTGAACCGCTATTTAGCATAGGAGACAATTCTGCGTATGACTTACCAAAGATATCATTTGCTATTGCGTTACGTTGTGTTTCATCTTCCATGTCAGCTAGTCGCATTATAACTTCATCAAATGCTTCACTACTTGAACCAATATTTTCTATATCAACACCTAAAGCCTTATAAGCCTCCGACATTTTCTTGCTGCCATTTTTTGCATCAGCAAAAGCTGTCTGACTTTTAATCATTGCTTTTTCTAAAGTTGCAGTTTCCATACCTGATAGTTTAGCCGCATAAGCATATTTCTGAAACTCTTCAGCGGTAACACCGGTACGCTGTGCCATGTCATCAATTTCTCCTGCTGCATCAGCAGCCTTAGTAGCAACACCTAGCATTGCACCGCCTACAACACCAGCTGCAGTACCTATACCAGCAGCCCACTTTCCTGCTGTTTTAATTCCATTGCCTAACTTTGTTCCTAGGCCATCTGCTTTCTTCTCGGTTTTAGATATGCTTTCTTCTGCTTTAGCACTATCAACTAGTATTGTACCAAACAACTTAAATATTTCCATTTACTCACCCCTTCCTGCATTAAATAGGGTTATAATATCTTTTACATCTTTCAAAATTTCCTCATCACTTTTAATTACAGGAGGCTTTATTTGTGCTTTAAACTCATCATAACTAATATGTTGATAAGGAATCCAACGTTGAAAAATAAGCTCTTCCGTTTGTTTTTCAAATGCATAATCAATAAACGAAAGAGCTTCTTCTATATCTAATTTAAATACATAATCTAAAGAGCCATATCTCTTTAGAAGCAGGTCTATTGTTTCTTTGTAATCAAACCTGCCAATAAAGTAAAAAAACGCTTAAGGTCGTTCTCCTTTCCAAGCGTTTCAAGATTTTCAGCAAGTGTTACAAAGTCCATTGTTTCAATTTCTTTCGCAGTAACCTCAAAAGGACCAGCGAGCACTTCGTATATTGCCTGTTCTGATTTCTTTTGTGAAAATATTTCAATCATACCAAGGATGCCTTCTATTCCAACATCCTCAATATTTGTTTCTCCATCACTAGCTTTTTTCAACAATGGTTTTATTTCTTCTTTTAAGTTAGCTTTTGAAATTGCTCTCATAGCTGCAAATACGTCTTGTGTTTGTAACTTTCTCATCTGATCACTCCCTATGCTACTGAACTATCAGGATAATAGATTTCAAATGGTGGAGTGTCTAAAGCTGAAGCATCATAATGACCTGTAAATGTAGTAGGTATCAAACCTTCGCTTTTGTCGGCCATATTGAGAGCTAATCCACCCAATGAAATAGCGTTTTTAACAACTATAATAACTGGAGTATCAGTTTTAGCAAGCTTACCTACCCAAACTACATTGTCAATATAATCAGTTAATTGGATATAGTTGTTAGCTGTTATTTTCTTATATCCCGTTGGACCATCTGCAATAACAGCAGCCCCTAATGCATTCTTTATTGATTCTTGAGTAACTTCTTTTATGTTTGCCATTAAAGTTACTAACCACGAATCGATTACTGCTAATCCTTTAGCATTCCCTTTTACCCCATCTATTTCAACTGGCCTAATGGTCGGTACAGCTGAAAAAGTTCCACCACCTTGAGTTGCTCCTAATAATTTATTTGCTGCAACTGCAGTATCAAATGTATCTGTACCAACAACAAAATTTTTAAAGAATGCTCCCGCATCTAACAACAAGTTTTCAGCTGTAGTTGCAGTAAATCCACTAAATACCTTTGGCATAATTATTCTCCTTTCAATTCATGTAAATGTATTTCAAACAATAGTCTACGTCTTACTATTAGTTTGTCTTCTTCTTCGACTTTTTGCCTCAATCCTCTGTATACTGAAAACTGTATTTCACTATTTATAAAATAATATTTATTTAATGCACTTTGGACCGTATCAGCCAAGTCTTCAACTACTCTTGTGCTTGTACCATAATCAATTATATTGACTTCTAACTGATATAAAGTCTTGCCGGAATTATAAGAGACTTCGCTTAATTCAAAAACAATCCGTGGATAAGCGCCAGGATCTTGATTGCCTTCATAATAAACATTAGTTGTAAGTGTTTTAAATAATCTTTGTAACTCAACCCTAAGTGTCCACGTCTTCATCTCCTACCTCCTCTGCTTCATCAATTAGTTGTTGAGCCCTCATTTCGTCTTCTACAGCTGAAAGATATTGAGCTTCTATCTTTTGTATATCATCAATACTTTCAAACACTGTGTCTCTTAGAATACTTCTCTTAGGTTGATTTTTACCACCTAATTCCTGAAGCTCTCCATACCAAGTATTATGTTTAAAACCAACTTGCAGATCTGTTTCTTTTTTCCTAACCCAATATTGAGTAGAGCTGTAAATTCTTCTATTCTTTTTCATACCAGGAAGTTCTTTCAGTTTAGCTATCATCTTTTTTCTGATTGCCTTTGCAACATCCTTTAATGCAGCTCTTGAAAGTTCCTGAATTGTATAATTAGCTCTGTCAACTCCGGATGTAAATGTAACTCCGTTTTTATTACTATACTTAGTAACCGATTTTGGCATTGGCAATTAAACCACCGCCTCACAAATTAGCTCTACAAAATCACCTTTTTCAAATGTCCTGATGATATTGTATGGCTTAGTTTCATAAGTAAGCTTTCTTTCATCTTCATATTCAAAAGAATATATCTCAAATGTCACTTCTGGCTTTAATCCAACAGAAAGAGCTTGATAATATTCACTTTGCTTTATGGACTTCTTATTTGCAAATACCTGTCTTGGTGTTTCAACTTGGACAGTGTCTCCACCTTCATCAACTGTATTAACAATTGATATTATATTAATAACATCCTTAAACATCAGTAACCACCACCTGATAATCAGCTGATAGAGCTAAATGAATTTTTAACATCTCATAACTCTTGATATATCTCTGTGCTTCGTTATTATCGTTCACAAAGTCAGGCTTGCAATATAATTTTATTGCTCGTTTAATTAAGGGATCTATTTCTCCTAAATCAGTAAACTTATCTACATTTATCCCAACATTACTCAATTCTGCTTTTGCTGATTCTATAAGGTCTAATATTTCTGTATCTTTAACTGTTGTTGATACACCTATAAATTTTTTAACATCATCTAATAAAGCCATTTAATCACCTCTCTTTATAAAGAGAAGAGGAGCACTGCTCCTCCAATTATGCTGTTGCCTTTATTAATTTAACTACTGCTTCACCAATAGCAACTTTACTGTCAAATATTGCTGAACCTAAATAATCAAAGCTGTTTGTTTTAATGTCAAATGCTGATACAACATTAACACTTTCAGGTAAATTACCGACAACGGCTCTTTTTAAGTTGCCAAGGAATGCTTCATGGAAGGTAACTCTTTCATCAAATAGCACTGGGTAACCATAAATGTAATAAGTGTCACCAACCAATCTAACAAGATCATGTTTGCTTGTATCTTGTAAAGGCATAAAATCAGTGAATAAAGTCTTTTTAGACATTGTGAATTTTGCTCCTGCATCATATCCACCAGGAAGTAAACCGACTAATGCTTGTACATTTGCTGCTGTCAATGAAGCTGCTAAAGCAACCGTTACTGAATTTGTTGCGCCCCATGTTTGAGCTTTCTCTATGCCTTGAGGTTCATTTGTACCAGTTCCTGTTATTATGTATGAGCTTATTTTATTAGAAATTGATTGTGCTAACATGTCAGTTAACCAATTTTCAAATGCGTCAATAGACATAGTGGAAACAGATTTTGATATTGTAACAAGTTTGTTGATTTCATACCCTGTCAATATAACTTCAATTAATGTATCAACAGATGCTGTTATAGTTGCTCCAGGTGTATGTAAAGCTGCATCATTAATTGTTCCTTCAACTACATATTTAACATTACCTTCAACTTGCAACAATGTTATTTCATTTAGTAAAGGAGCGTATTGCTTTACTTTTCTTAAAATTTCATTTTGTGTTTGTTGTGGAATTGCTGGTGTTGCTGTCATTAAAGCATTTTCTTGTATTGTTAGATCTTTGCCTTGTAATTTTTTTAGATAGCTGTTTCTGTATTCAGGTGTTGCAATTACATTTTCTTTGTTTATTTCAATATTCTGTGCTGCCATTTGTATTCCTCCTTTAATTTCTACTGATTTGTTTTCTAAATTAGTTACAGTTGTGTTATCTTTTAATGCGTTTAAGTTTGCATTCGCAAGTTTTGCTTCTTCCCATTTACTGTCTAACGCTTCAACTTCTTTCATCTTTGCATTAGCATCTTCAACTTTACCATCTGCAAGTAAAGTTTCAATTTCTGCCATCAAGGCATTTCTTTGT